ACCTTTTTTTCTTAGATGATGAAGCTCACAAGGTAGGTTTAAATGTTCCAAGAAGAGATCCTTACTTTACAAAGTGGGATAATACTAATTTTGCTAAAGCTGAGTATCCAGCACAATCAGGTAACTTAGTTGTGTTTCCATCTATGATATTTCACGAAACAGGAAAAAACGAAAAAGATACTCCAAGAATATCAATTTCAGGGGATATTATGCTTACAATGAAGGCAGGTGTTAAATCTGAGCATAACATTCCATCCCCATCTACTTGGAAGAAGCTATAAAGTATTGTAAAATGGTTGCATGCCATTAAGAAATGTAAAGATAGTCCCAGGTCTTAATAAATCAGATACACCATCAGGAGCAGAAGGACAATGGATTGATGGAGATTTTGTAAGATTTAGATATGGACAACCTGAAAAAATAGGTGGTTTTCAAGCAATTGGTCAAAAGACAGTCGCTGGACCTGCAAGAGCACAGCATTGCTGGAATGATTTAGAGGGTAGAAAGTATGCGGCATTAGGAACTTCCAAAGCATTATATATTTATTATGAAGATGCATTCTATGATATCACACCGCTTGATACAGCTATTACAGGAGCTACTTTTACTTCAACATCAAGCTCAAGCACAGTTACAGTAAATAAGGCTACACATAATTTAGAGGTCGGTGACTTTGTAACTTTCTCAAGTGTTACTATACCAGGTACATCATCTTTTGTTGCAACAGATTTTACAAGTTTCACATTTGAAATATTAACAGTTCCTACTACAGGAACATTTACTATAACTATGCAAACGACAGAAACAGGAACACCTATGTCATCTACGGGTTCTGCACAAATAGATCCTTATGTAGAGATAGGTCCTACAATTCAAACTTATGGTTATGGTTGGGGTACAAGCTCATGGGGTACTGTTGCATGGGGTCAAGGAAGTACTTCTTCTCAAGTTATTCTTGATCCAGGTTCATGGTCTTTAGATAATTTTGGTCAACAATTAATAGCTACTATTAAAGATGGTAAAACATTTGTTTGGGATGCTGGTGCAGCAAATCCTTTAGATACTAGAGCTACTTTAATGACAGGAGCACCTACTGCTTCTAGATTAACAATTGTTTCAGACAGGGATAGACACGTAGTGCATTTTGGAACTGAAACAACAATTGGTAATACTAGTACTCAAGATCCGATGTTCATTCGTTTTAGTGACCAAGAAAATTATAGTGAGTATGAACCTACTTCTGTAAATACTGCAGGAACATTTAGACTTGATACAGGAAACAAAATCGTAGCTGCTGTATCAGGTAAAGACTATAATTTAATCTTGACTGATCAAGCAGCATATACAATGCAGTTTGTAGGGCCTCCGTTTACATTTTCAATAAGACAGGTCGGTTCTAACTGTGGATGCATAGGGCAGCATGCTGTAGTTTACGCAGATGGTCAGGTGTTCTGGATGGGTACAGGTGGAGGATTTTTCAAGTTTGATGGTACAGTAAAACTACTACCATCATTAGTAGAAGACTTTGTATTTACCACATCAGGCACTAATATTGGTGTTAACTATTCTTCTAATGAAATTATTTATGCATCACACAATTCATTATTTAACGAGATAGTTTGGTTTTATCCTGCAGGAAAACCATTAACTAACCCTTCATCACAAAACAATAGATCTGTTACATATAATTATGTTGAGAATACTTGGTCAATTATGACACTTGCAAGAAGCACGTACCACGATGCATCTACTTATGATTTACCTTATGCTACAGAATATACTTCTACAGCTATACCAAACTTTACTAATTTAAGTGGTGCAACTAATAAATTTGGAGCTACTAAATATTTTGCACATGAAACAGGAACTAATGTAGTTGATCTTGACGGTAGTGAAACACCAATTCCAGCATTTATACAGTCAGGAGATTTTGATTTACCTGTAGATGGTGAAGGTGAATATTTAATGAGAATTAGTAGGTTTTTACCAGATTTTAAAAATTTACAAGGTAATGCGATAATTACTATTTTCTTAAAAGATTTTCCTATTGATCAAGGTTCTTCATCTCAGTTAGGTCCTTTTACAATAAGTTCATCTACTAAAAAAATTGATACAAGAGCTAGAGGAAGACTGGCTAATTTAAAAATTGAAAATACTGCTAATGATGAAACATGGCGTTTTGGAACATTTAAAGCAGATATAAATGTTGATGGAAGAAGATAATGGCAAAGATTAACGTATATGTACCTGAACCACCAAAAGAATATACTGAAGAAGGATTCAGACAAATTAACCAAGCAATAGCTACAGTAGAAAATCAACTTAATACAACGTATCAACAGGACTTGAAAAATGAACAGGATGCGTTTAATTATTTCATATCATGACAATTAGATATAAAAGTGCAACATTTGATTTAACTACAACTAATGCTACAACTGTTTTTACTTGTCCAAGTGATGCAACAGCTTTAGTCAAATTAGTTCAAGCGACACATAATACTGCTTCTAATGTAGATACAGATTTAATATTACAAAAGTCTGGAGGTTCAGATGTTTTAATCTCACACGCAACTTTAAATAAATCTTCAACAAACATGTTAAAAGAAACACTTAGTATGGAAGCAAGTGATGTTTTAAAAATGCAGGCAGGCTCAGCTAATGAAATAACAGGTGTTGTAAGTTATGCGTTGATAGATAGATCTCAAGAAAATGGCTAGACAAAAATTTGTAAATTTTACACCTAGGCCTAAGCCTAGAAAACGTCCAAGACGTCACACAAAGAGTCTTAACAAACATAAGAAAAGATGTTATAAACCATATAACCGTCAAGGAAGAAAACAATGACACAAAAAACTATTATAGTAAATGGTGAAGAAGTTCCCGTATATCCAGCAAAAGCTGAAGAAGAAGTAAAGAATAAAAGAACAGGTCAAGTATATGCTAG